TGCTATTGATATGCTTCCTGATCCAATAGTATTGTATTGGTCTTGAAAAGTAATATTAGACGATATAGTTGCTCCAGAACCAGTAGCTGAACCGCTTAAGTTAAGGTTTAATGTTATATCTCCTGTAGTATCAATTGATATAGCTGAATTAGATGATGTATAGTTCTGAACTGCAGCACTATTAAACTGTGGATTATAAGAAACTGATAAACTACCTGTTGTTCCTGTACGTCCATTACTGTTTGTTACTACAGGTTGATTATTTATAGCTGATTCTATTACATAAAAGGTTCCGTTTGTACCTAAAGTACCTGCATTAGAGCCTGTAACTGCAATTGAATGATGTTCTGTGTTAGTATGAAAATTATTCGATATACTAGCAGTAACAACATATGTATTAGCTGTTAGATTAGCTGTTGGTCTTATTATTCTAGTATTTCCTGCTGTTACTGCTGTCAAATTAGCTCCTCCATATGCTAATGTTATAGAAGTATAGTCTATACTGTCGCCTTCTGTATCAGTAAAGGATAGAGTTGTTAAATTATTACCCGGTCTTGCACCATTAGTATTATGATTAGCTGTAGTATCGTTAAATACTATGTCTGGTGGGTTATTCTTAGTTACGTTTACTGCTATTGCTGTAGAATCTGTATTACTGTATTGATCTGTCCAGGATATAGTAGAAGCTATTGTTGATCCACTAACATTTGATGATCCTGATATATTTTGCGCAGCTGTAAGTACTCCAGATGTAGGATGTACGTTGATTAAAGCATTGCTAGAACTAAAACTAGTAGCAACCTGTGAAGCATAGTTAGGAGAGTAGGCAACACTTACTGCTCCTTGTGTTCCTGTACGTCCATTAGCACTAGTAACTACATTAGATGATGAAGTTGCTGATTCTATTATATAGTAGGTACCGTTATTAGATAAAGTACCGTCATCTGCTTGTGCTATAGTAAATGATCTACCATTATATGAATTACTCTTATTAAAGTTATCAGTTACTATTACATTATACGTATAAGTTGCTGCTGGTAAGTTATTTACTGCTCTTATCTCCCAAGAACTTGATATTCCGTTAGTTGGTACTGCAGACATTGATGCTGCATTAGCTCCTGACAGTGTTATCGCATAAGGACTATCACTTTCTATATCGGTTATAGCTACTGATACTAAATTAGCATTAGATACAGCTTGATTAGTATTGTATATCGATGTTTGATTAGTAAATGATGCAGTAGGTACATGATTAGTAGTAACTGCAACAGATATATTCTCTGACCCTATGTTATTATACTGATCTTGGTAAGATATAGTAGAAGCTATAGTTGCTCCTGAAGAAGTTGCTGATCCGCTTAAATTTACATTAATACTAAGTAATCCAGCATTAGTTATTGCTATTGCTGAGTTAGAAGATGTGAATGCTGTTGCTCCTGCACTATTAAATTGTGGAGAGTAAGTAATACTAGCAGAAGCTTGATTACCTGTACGTCCATTTACGTTATTAACTATGTTATTAGTTGTTACTGCTGATTCTATTATATAAAACGCACCAGATCCTGTTAAAGAACCTGTTGGTGCTTGTGTTATACTGAATTCTGTTTTATTAGTTACCGTATCAAAGCCTCCTACATCAGTTATAGATGCTGTAAAGTTATAAGTTCCTGCTGTTAGATTAGAAGTAGGTGAAACTGATACTTGACCGCCTGCTTTAGATGATGAAAGGTTAGTTCCACTAAAAGTAAATTGATTTAGGTCTACATTATCTCCTTCTGGATCAGAAAACGTTAGTACATATAGGTTATTACTTGGTCTAGCACCGTTTGTGTTAAGATTCGCAGTAGTTGGTGTAGCAGATATAGTAGGTCCGCTATTATTTGTTATTGATACCGTAAAGGCATCATGAGTCTTTGTTGCAAATGCATTAGATGCTGTTACTGAACCGGTTATGCTTGTTCCTCCTACTGCTGATCCTGATATATTACTATTTACCGTAATATTACCTGCTGAACTGATAGAGAATCTATTAGTTGGGTTAACATTAAAGGTAACTGATTGATTAGCGTTATAATCGGCTACTGTTCCTGCTATTCCTGATGTAGCTGTAGTTACTGATGAGCCAGATAGTGCTGATTCAATAATGTAGAAGGTTGCGTTGTTAGATAGTGTGGCTGGAGTATCATCTGCTACTGGAATTGTAACAGTTGCTGAAGTCTTAACGTTATATGCATCATTTACTGAAGCTGAGTATATATAAGAGTTAATTAGGTCACTATTAAGGAATACTCCTGCTTTTCTAGTAACTACTCCTGTTGAAGACATTTGAAATGGATCTTCATGTGGGTTAGTCAGCTGTGAGCCACCGGTATAGGTACCTGTAGAAACACTACTGCCATCTATTTTAAGTCCTCCTAAAGTAAAAGAGGTGAATGTTATAGTATCTCCGTTAACATCTGTTGCTGATACTGATCCTGCTGATGTTCCGTCACTGCTATTTTCATTTACACCAGAAATACTTTGATTATTAAGTACAGGTCCTGGGTTATCTACTACATTTATAGTAATAGGCATTCTAACAATAGAATCTACATCTCCATTCCCGTAATGTTCATCAGAAGCTGATACAGAAAAGTTATAAGTTTGAGTACCTTCATAGTTTAATGAAGAAGTTACTTGGTTTACTGCTACATAAGTAGAATACTTTACTATATTAAAGTCTCCTGATGCATGAGATTGTGATGTTATGGTAATAGTATCACTTTCTGCATCCGAGAAGTATATTTTGGTTATTTCTCCTGCACCATTGCTTTCACTTACATTAGCTGCATAAGAAGTTATAATGTTACCTGATACAGAAGTCTCTCTAAACTTAGGAGCTGCGTTTGGGGTAACAGTTATGTATATTGTTTTTGATGCTACTGCTGCGAATGTATCTGTTGCAGTAACAATAACGGGATGAGCATCATTTCCATCTCCCCTATCTGTAGTATTCATTGATGCAGTAGCTAAAGCATTCCAAGTCATTGCACCATTAGGTGCTACTTTAACAAAATTATCCGTATATCCTGCTCCTACACCGAAAGTAAGTGCTTGTCCTTCAGCATCTGTTGCTGCTACAGTTACTATACTTGATCCTGATGCCGTAAATTCTTCCTGAACTTGATTACCTGTAGATATAGAAGGTGTAGTGTTAGGGAAAAATACTTTATCTAAAAATTCTGTTATACTTCCACTAGTTCCTGCATTAAATGAAGCACTAAATAGACCTGGTAGGTTAGTTTGACTAACAATTCTATTACCATTATAAGCTACTGCTACTCCTGAACCAAATCCAGCAGAAGCTGCAGAAGCTGATGTTAGAAATCCTAAACTAGTTACTTGTGTAGATGATGATAATATCCCAGCAGGGAGTTGTGTTGAGCTACTTACAAGTCCTGATGGCAATTGTGCCGATGAGGAGATAGTACCTGCAGGTGTGCTTGTTAAATACCCTAAACTTGTTATTTGAGTTGAAGAAGATACTATGTTACTTGGTAATTGTGCTGATGAGGAGATTATTCCTGCCTCTAGAGCTGCTACCCTAGCATTAGTTAAAGTATAGCTCCCTCCACCACTACCGAAGCCGGTTGCTGCTGCTGAAGCAGAAGTTAAGTACCCTAAGGTGGATATTTGAGCGGATGATGATACAGTACCTGCCGTTGAAGAATTTATATTTATTGCATTCCCAGATCCGTCAATCGTTGCTGATGCTACTGTGGAAACTATTGATCCTGTAGAGTCAATGAAGTCTATAGAGGATGTACCTATTACCAGATTACCTATTTTAATACCGTTATTAACACTTGTCAGCTTAGAGATTACTACTCCGTCTTTAACGAAGTTTAATGATGCTGTTGTTATGTATAGGTCTCTAAATGGATCACTTGCTGATCCTAAATCATATGTACCGTTATTACTTCCATCAGATTGAGGAAGTATATGGCCTGTTATGAATTGATTTCCACTAAAGTGATTAGATCCTGTAGTAGCATATGATCCTGTCTTAGCATTAAGACCAGAAACAGCAGCCGTTGAAGAGGTTACATACCCTAATGTCGAGATTTGGGCTGAAGATGAAATTGTACCGGCTGCTACGTCTGTTATAAATCCTAAACTAGTTACTTGTGTGGATGATGATAATATACCGGAAGGTAGTTGTACCGATGATGATACTATCCCGCTAGGTAGTTGAGCAGATGAAGAAACTGTACCTGCTGGTGTTGTTGTCAGGTACGAACTTGTTGCTGCTTGTAAAGCATTAACTTGAGTTTGTATTGAACCTGTAAATGTATTGAGGGATCCTGAATGTGTATTTAAAGGACCTAAGGATGCAGAAGTATTTACACCGGCTTCTAATGAGCCAATACGGGCCATAACATCAGTACCGTTAAACGTAAGTTGTGAACCGGTTATATTAAATGAACCGGAAACAGATACTCCTGTTCCGCTCGGTCTAATGCTCGATTCATTGGAACCGCTTCTAAATATTAATGAACCGGATAATTCGGTTATAAACTGTTGTGACATGTATGCTCTTTTATTTTAAGCATAACCTTTGTGTAACTCTCTTATATAAATATCACTTTTATAGTTTACCTTCTGTTTCTAAACCAAATTTTACTGAAGATTTAGAGAAAAATTTACTTGCATTAAATGTCTGTGCATTAATACTATCAGGAACTAGGTGTCCTAAAAGGTTTATCTGGAAATCTGTCTTATTAATACGTTCGTTTCCTTGAGAAACTTCTGTAACTGTATTATACGAATCGATCATTGCTCTAAAACTAAATCTATTAGGTTCTCCCCAATATGCATCTGAGGCATAGTTGACTGATTCTATTATTTTATTGTTTTGTTCTAAGTAATCTGTAAATATAATACAAGAGTATGTAATATTAACATAATCAGGTATAGATACTGCATAGTATTCTTTTTCAGGTACTCTATTATTTAGTATGTCAAACTTATCATATACGTTTTTTTTACTAAATTTCTTTTCAAAGATACCGTAGTTATGTGGACTGTTACCGTCTAGCTTATTACCGAGTGATCTATTTTTTTCTATACTGTCTCTCTTAAACATAATGATAGGTGCTTGCATCTTACCATTTTTATCTCTATAGAAACCGTCTTTTTGTACTGAAGCCCATCTTTCTGGTGATCCGTACACTAGTGGTACATTTAAAGTTTTACCGTTTTGAACTACTGAAGGTCTAATTACTTCGTTAAAGTAGTAGTGGATAGCTTCATCTATATCTTTTACGCCTATAGTAAAGTTTCTAACCTTATCGTTATCTCTTCTTATTTGATTCTCTCTATTCTTAGCTGTACTTAAAGGAGCTTTATCTTGAATAGGAGAATCAGTATCTGGGTTCTTATAGTTTGATATAAGATCTTGGGATAACTGTTCTTGTGATTTAGGTGTTGGTTTATTTCCAGCCATAATTATCTAATTTCATCTATTCCTAATCTATCTCCTCTTGTTAAATGACAATCAGCTATAATAGATAATGAAGATCCGAATCCACTAGTACTGTTAGTTAGGTTATAACTACTGTCTCTTCCTAAGAATAACTGGTTCTCTCTAACTGTATCTACTTCATAATAGTCATTGTGCCAAGCAATAATATCGCCTATCTCCGGCACTACTATAGAGTCTGTTAAATCAGGTCTTAAAAAAGCAAAAGATGCTTCTCTCCCTAAATCAGGGCCGAACTCTTGGATATCTACTACTTGATCACCTCTAGTAATTAAACAATTAAGTTTAACTGCATTGTTATAAAATTTTTCAAGTGCTTCTCCGTATATATTAGCTTGAGTATCTTCTAAAGATAACTTATAGTACAGAATTTCTTGTTCTATAATATCAGCTAGTACTTCTCTATTGATGTTGACTAGTAAATCGAAATCTCTGTTGGATCCAAATAGCATTATTTTTCTTCTATTGTGTTATCACCTATCTCTACATCTTTGACTGGTGGGTATTTACTTATTGCATTTTGTTTTAGTGCTTGAAAAGCTTCTTGACCTTGTTTTTGAGTAATTAACTTTACCTTAAGAGTAACTTTACTAGTTTCT